TTTTTTTGATTATTTACAGAAGACATTTTGTTCGAAAACATGGGTTGGTCAGTACTTTGGAGCGCAGTCAATCAGAGGAACTTATTGTACGCGCACTGCTCGCTAACCGTAGGCTGTCCAGCGTTACGAAGCTAAAAGGGTGGTGTTCCCTTCTTCACTTTCTGGAGGAAGCGCGTGTTGAGCGTGTTTGCCTTAATGTTCTTGGACCCTCACTTTTCCTACCAACTCCACTCCGTGCACATTGCGCACGGCATCTTTGTGAGTGTTACTTATTATCACGTGTACACACAAACGGATCTTGTTTTATCAACCCCAAGATATAGGGATTAGCATGCACTCTGCATTAGGAACTGTTTCAACCCATTCCCAGGCTTGTGACTGTCGAATGTAAACGCTAAAATCTTGAGGGGCACGACTGTGAGTTTTCTTAGGACCCACAAACGATTCAACAAAAATTGAAGCTACGCATAAGGCTGCATTACACGCTGGTTACCCAGGTGTCGTACATGCTAAATTTTAAATTTATATTCCGGTTTAGTGCCGGTAAGAATTAAGCTGCTATAGGCAAGGGATTTACCCCCCACCCACCAAAAATTCGTTGGGGCCCAGATGTATCGCGGTCAAACAACATATCCGCATAACTACAATCATAAGCTTCACCCAACTGCAAACGAGAAACCAAGTCACTGAAACTATCCTGTTTTCCAAAGTCCCAACAATATTGGTCCGACATATGGAGGTGTGTTTCAACACTAGGACTATAAGTTCCTCGCATTTTCATTACGTGTTCATCAAAACCTCGTTGGTAGAAAGCTTCATGGCCTTCAGTCAACTCTAACACGCGGTCTATAACAGTTCTCAATGGTGGTATAAAGCTACAGGAAGTTCGCAAACCCAATGCTACACCGCGCATCATCGATTCGCGTGTGACATTCTCTGGTGGATTAACTATGTAACCTAATTTCGCCAAAACTCTACCAGGTTTTGGACCAAATACCAAGCCATTACTCGTCTCATACAAACGGTTGGAACAGAACTCTACATCATCAAAATGTTTCCGATACAGGGCTTCGCTATCAAAGCCAAGACCAGCCATACCTTCTTGCCAGGGAAACTCAACATTATCTAAATGTCGAAGCAGGTTATCATCACCCTGCAACAACATGCGGATAGTTTTCTTCGCTGTTTCCACTGACTTACCTGTCCACTTACAATATAAATATAAATGCGACAAGCCATTGATGATGGAGTTCATCAGAGAGGTATATGGATCACCACTCTTCCGAGTTCCTTCACATTTGTACTTCCAACCATGGTGTGTGCTACCGTGTGTGTGTATATTAGCTTCCATAAGCTCTAAAACAGCTCGCGGCGCACCAAATTTTTTACACAACCACACTTCGTATTCACACCATGGTTTTCGGATAGAACAGTCAAATTTGCCTAAATCATCTTCAACAATTTTGCCTGCCCCTTGAGCAATAAACGTTGCTGCATCTTCAGATTTTACTCCACTTGTAAAACACAAAAATTGATTTTTGGTACTCCAACGTCGTTTCAAAACATCCTGAAGGGCCATTATCCATGGTCCCACTAAACATATGAATTCGGGAGTAGCACCTTGTATCAATCGAGGAGCTTTGTCTTTCCGGCCAAGAGGGGAAGAATACAAGTCATTTTCAACTTTAACAAATGATGATCGTGCTGTCATCTGATAACGTTGTGCATTAGACAAACTTGAAAATTCATCTATGCCTTCAGCTTGTAGTTTAACCATAGTGGCGCGCAGAATACGTTTGACACTAGGAGATGCATTTGAACGCTTCAAATACTCCTCAAAAGCCACACTTTTAATACTTCGCATCCGTGGAAAAAGTTTATAGTGATTAAACTTAGCCCATTCTAGACATGCAACTAAATCCTCTGTTGGTTCAACAGTATCGGATAAAACACGAGCTAACAAAGCTTGTTTCTCATTGTGTTGGTTGCTAGCGAAAGCAGTTGGTGCATAGTATTCCGTGTCAAAACCATACACCGCCTGCCTGCCCTTACATTGTAAAGGGTCTTTAAAAGCGAGAGGACCTCGAAGGTCATCATCACACAATCTTATTTTTGCTCCCTTCTTCAACACGGCAGGATTTGGTAACTCCGCGCAGTTTACTAGAGATCGGTACTGAATGGCAGGTCCTGGGTTTAATTCTATACCAACCAATCGCGGTGCTGGGACACTACGATTGTTCAGAAATTCCGCCATTGCCGTCAAAACAAG